CCACTCTTTCCCTACACGACGCTCTCTCCCAAATCATGCGTGATGTCGAAAATCGACATGGACTCCAAGGGAGAGGTGTGGGGTTCTGGATCGCAGGGGAAGTCCACGAATGGGACATAGGACGCAGGCAGATTGCGAACGATGTTGTAGCCAGACCCCATGCAGCAAATCTTGCGCAGCTCAGGGATGCCGTCCTGGTCATAGTCCACACGCGAGTACGCCTCAACGTAGAGCACGCGCTGCATCATGGGATTGGTCGTGTTGTTGTTGCCCGTGATGTTGTTCAAAGGCTGACGCGCCAAAAATTCCTCGTTGGAGTCCAGGTCGTTGGAGGTCAGGTTGTCGCGGACCTCATCCTCGTCATATCCCATGGCGATCAGGTCGGCCACGGTCAGCATCTGGCGGTGGGCGATGATGGCCGCATCCTCAAAGGACCGCGCGCGGCGGTCAATGACCAGCTCCTCGGGCGGCACGGCCATGATGCGCACGCGCCCATCTTTGACGATGCGCTTGATCTGGACATCATGCAACATGGGCACTGGCGGCGCTGGCTGGCCTGCGGCCATGGCCTGCGCGTTCACCTGATCAATCACCTCTTGGGAGATGGCCGGGTCAGGGTAGGACACAACAATCTTGACCTCAGCATTTTCCTGGGACAGGATTTGCAGGGTCTGGTCATCGAGTCCTGAGTATTCCTCAATGCGGACCTTTTCCTCTTCCTCCCACCAGTATTTGGCAATGCCGCATTTCCTGACCAGCGCGTCCTTAAAGATCGCATAGGTGGTCATGAAACCGTTGTTGTCCGAATTGAAGATCAGGTTTGCATAGTCAGTGGCCTGCTGTGCGCCCATCTCATCCTCTGGGCCGCGAGGCATGTATTCAACCGTGTTCTCGGTGCTGAAAAACACACGCATAAGACTGGGCATCATGGCGCTGACAGTGTCGCGCACCTCCATGGCAACGACCTGGGAGCGCCCCTCTTCCTCATTGCCAAAGGGGTCACCACGGTAGTACTCGGTCCCCTTGGCCCTGATGGGACTCAGGTCTGAGTCGATGTAACTGACAGCGTCCTCGAGGTCAGAGGTGATGATGCCTTGCAGCTCGCTGTCATCCATGGTCTCTGCCGCCACGATGTCGGTGCTGATATTGAGGTCGTTGATCATATTGGGACTTTCTTCAAAACCACATACATTGACTCAACTGCCCTGGGCGTGCGCAGCAATTGATCTTGTGGCAATTCTAAGTCTGCGCTTGCACTTAATTTGTACTCAAGGCGCTCCATGTTGAACCGCGAACCAGTCCAACCAAGATACCAGGCCCAGGCGCAGTAATAAACCCATGAGTTCTCATTAAACGCACGCACATGCGTGGGGTCTTGCCAAGCCCCCAGACTCAGGTCATAGGGCACTGAGATGTGCATCTCGCCGCCCATCTCCAGCAAATCACGGCAGTTGGTCATGGCCGCGACCAGATCTGGGATGTGCTCAAGGACATCAATGGCGATGATCTTTGAGAACATGCCGCGCTCAATGATCACCTTGTCAATGGGCGACCAGATCACCTCGCCATACTTCATTTTGGAAATATCGACAACCCAGTCAGCGCCGACATCTGACCTGATGTCAGCGTTGACGCACTCAGATCGCCGATCTCGGCCACTACCCAGGTTGAGTATCAAACCAGAGCTTGGCATATTCGGGCCTGTTCTTTCTCAGCCATGGCATGGCCTGCCTGATGAGCTTTGCGCCATCAAGGCCAATTGTCTGGCTGCCAACGTGATGGACATAAGACCGGGACAGATAGTGCTGAAACCCGGCCTGGTTCAAATCGGTACACTGCACGTCATCTGAGTACCAATTTAGAGGGGGATACTTCGCCGTCTCCCAGGCTTCCCGCGAGATCCAGGCAAAGATGGGGGAGGGGCACTCCATTGGGACAATGTGGTCTTCAAATGGGTACTTGAAGTAATTGAGATCCTCACCAAACGGGTTGGATCTGATGTTTTGTGTGGCCCTGGACGCATCGCACCTGGCAGCAACCCAGCCAACTTTGGGCACTTCCTTTTTGAGCAGTGCCACATCGGCCATCAGCATTTGGTAGCTGGTGGGGGTCAGGACAATATCGTCATTTGCCACCACGACAGAGTCAAAGCCGTCAGCAAAGACAGCATCAATGACCTCGTTGTAGCACTCGCCAAACGTGCTTGGCTGGCCGCAAATCATGTGATCGGCATCATATGGCGTGATGACTGACTCAGGGCCGCGCAAATAGATGGGCACTTCGCTTGCATACTCGCGCACGCTTGTGACCATCATTCGCAAGCACTTGCCACTGACAGTGGCGACAGCAATCGGGGCGATCAATCCTTGCCCTCAACATTGATCGTGATCAGCGAACCCATGCCAGCAGACCCCATGTCATTACCGCTGTACTCGCCGGCATCTTCTGACTCTTCGTCCATGTCTTCGGACTCATCTTCACCGCCAGCGACCCAGGCATCACAGGTCCGACTCGACGCGCACTTGAAGTCAAAGATCTCGCAGTAACCCAGATCCCCAGCCTCGATCATGGCCCAGGGATCGCCCTCGTCCCCAATGCCCTTGGCGATGCAGTCAAGCATCGACTTCTCTTGATTGAATGCAGCGCAGTTACCGCAAAGGCATGTCTTCGCGTCCTTTTCGCTGACTTCCCAGTCTTTGGCCTTTTGCATCCAAAACTGCTTGTTTGGCAGTGCCGGGTTCTCTGGGCCGTACGCCGCAGAGTCGATGGCCTTGCCGCGGTTCTTGAGGTTGACCGTGATGTCTTGAGTGGCAATGGGGCACTTGTCCCCATTACCCTTCATCATCTGCTCGGCTGCGCGTTCATAGTCTCTGGTTGCCATAGTCGTTCACCACTTTAAATTATTCACCACTTAACGCGGTTACTCCAGTACGCCGCAGACATCTTGCCCTTGGCAATGTTCTTTGCGTGCCTGGCCTTGAATGCCTCGTTTCTCTTGGTCCCATCAGGTGACCCAGAAACACCTTGCTGACCAAACCTGATCAGCTTGACCTCGTCCCCACTCTTTGCCAGCACAGCGTGACTCTTGGTCTTGTGCCCAGGCGTGCGCTTGGGGGTGTTGTAGCCTGAGAATGTCTCAGATCCGCGCTTGATCATTTCTTCTTGGCCGTCTTGGCCGCCTGCTTGAAGGCTTTGGCAGTGGGAGCGCCGGGCGAGCCAGGCTTCCTCATCTTCTCTTTGGACCCGGCAGCGATGCGTGCCCGCTTGGCGTGGATATTGGCGTACAAACCGGGTTTCATTTCATCGCCTTCTTAGGCTTGATCTTGGCCTCGGACAAAGCAATGGCAATGGCTTGCTTGGGGTTCTTCACAACCTTGCCGCCCTTACCAGAGTGCAAAGTCCCAGACTTGTACTCACCCATCACCTTGCCGACTTTCTTTTGCGCTTTGGTCATCTTCATGCTTGCTGCTCCTTTGATCCCCAATTATGCAACCCTTGGCAGGTTGCGGCGCAAAGGCTGCGACCACTTGGCAGACCCAGCCGACCCATACATCCCCACAACGGCATCAGACGCAAACGTCAGACAAAACGCATCTGCCCGGTCAGGGGATGGCAGGCCGCGTTTCCTGATCTCGTCTTTCCCCTCAATCTGGATCTTCCCGCTGGACGTGAACGAATACCTCACTGTGGCCAACTCAGCAATCAACGCCTCATCTTTGGGCATCCGACAGTCCCGCGCCTCCAGCCAGGCCTTGGCCTTGTGCCAGAGTTCAGCTTTCAGATTCCTGTAAGTATTTCCCATGGCCGGACTCTCGGCCACGTTGATCCCGCGAGCTGGCAACCCCAGCTCCCGCAACCGGTCCACAACCCCAGCGCCCAAACCAATCGAGTCCACAAGGATCTCATGCGGCCTGGCGCTGGGCATCAAGACCTCCCACTCAGCCACAATGGCACCCGTGAGCTGCATCAAATCCAGGTTCTTCCACGTCCTGATCGGTTCAGTGACAGCATTGCCCTGCCTCTTGCACAAGGCCGACTTGTCAGAACCAAACCGGGCAACGTCCAAACCCCACACCATCTTGGCGTGCTGACTCGCCTCAACGTCCCGGTTGGAGGCCATCTCCAGCAGCTCCATGGGGATCACCGTGTCATCGTCTGACCGCGGAAATTCACCCAAGACCCTGATGCGGTAAGCATTGGACTCTTCACCGTAACGCGCCTTCATCTCCTCAATGTAGGCCTCGCTCACTTGAGGTGAGTCAGCGCACGCTACCTTCATAGTCACCCAGTCATCAGCCAAACGGTTGTGGGTGTCGTAGAAAAACCCACTGGACCGCACCGGGTTGCCCAGCAGCAAGGTGACGGCATTGTGTCCAGACATGGAGCCACCAGCGGCCTCGAAGACCTGTTCGGGGATGCCCGATGCCTCATCCCCTACCAGCATCACGTTGTCGCTATGCACGCCTTGCAAGGCCTCGGGCTGCTCGGCGCGTGATGTTCTTGCTGAGATGAAGGCCTCGGTGGCGGCATCCTTGACCTCGATGCGGTCCTGTTTGACCTCAAGCTGGTCCTGCAAGAGCCGCGGCATGGCCTTGATCCAGCGCTTTAGTTCCGCAAAGAGCGCGTCATACAACTGGCTGCTGGTGGGGGCCGTGACCACAATCTTCACCGGGAACCGTAAATGCAAATACCAGAGCATGGCCCAAGCGCCAGCGGTTGATTTGCCAACGCCGTGGCCGGACCTGACAGAGATGCGGCGGTTGCCCTTGGCAATGTGCATCAGAAATTCAGCTTGCCACGGGTCAGGCGTGACGCCCAACACTTCTTGCACAAACCTTACAGGGTTGTTTCGGTATAACTTAACAAATTCGACAAACGGGTTCTGGTTTGGGTCGAGCGTTGTCTCAATTTTTTTTATTTTTTTTGGGACGCTGGGAGCGATGGGGGTCGGGGTCTGAACTCCAGTCAAATCACGATCTCGTATGCCGTCTTCTGCTTGAAAAAAAAAA